GCCCAAAAACTTTCTGTACGGGTTCCGGGCCGTTTTTTGGCCGTGGAGGCTTGGTTGAGCCGATCCCGGGGGGTTACGAGGTGTAATTGGCCTCGGCAGGGGTGGAGGTGGGGACGTGCCTGGACCACTTCCGAAGCCGTCCGAGGATCGTCAGCGCCGCAACGCGCGGGACGTCGGGACGGTCACCACGCTGCACACCGGTCCCCCGGACCCTCCGGCCCGGCTGTGCGTTGCAGCGAAGGCCGCCTGGACTGCCTACTGGGGCGATGTGATCGCCGGAGTGGTCCGTCCCGGTGACGCCTCGCTCGTAGACCGGTGGGTGCACAACGTTGACCGCTACCACCGGATGCTGCGGTTGGCCGACAAGGACCCGGTCGTCGAGGGCTCCACCGGCCAGATGAAGCCGAACGGCCTGTACGACCTGGCGTTCAAAATCGAGGCGTCCATCAAGACCGACGAGCAGCAGCTCGGCATCGGGCCGCTGAACCGCCTCCGCCTGGGCGTGAAGTTCGCAGAGGGCGTGAAGTCCCTCGCCGACCTGACCGCGGAGGCCGAGGAGGGCGACGATGACGACCCGCGCGCCTTCCTCACCGGATGAGTTGCCCTGGCCGGCCGCTGTGCCGCGGCCGTTGTCCGCGCCGCCGCTGACCAATGCGCCCAGTGACGGCATGAAGGTGATCCGCTGGATCGAGAAGCACTGCCGCTACGGCGAGGGCGACCGCTTCGGCCAGGCGGTGAAGCTGGAACTGTTCCAGAAGCTGTTCCTGATCTGGCTGTTCGAGCTGAAGCCGGACGGTACCCGCCGCTACCGGCGGGCTCTGCTGGAGGTCCCGAAAGGCAACGGAAAGACGCCGATCGCCGCATGGGTGGCCGCCTACCTCCTTGCCACGCAGCGCTCGGCGATCATCCCGGTGGCCGCCGCGTCCTACGACCAGGCCGAGCTCCTCTTCGGCGACCTGCGGACCGCGATTGATGAGTCCCCGACCCTCGCACCGCTATTCAGCACGTTCGAGGGTGAGGCTCAGGTCAAGGGCGGCCCGGGCAGGGCCTACAAGGTCGCGGCGGTGGCCGGCACCAACGACGGCCAACGGCCCTCCGCGTTCTTCGCTGACGAGATCCACGAGTGGACCGGCAACAAGGCCCGCGTGCACCTGGTCATCGCCAACGGCGCCGCCAAGCGCCAGGGCTCCGTCGTGGTCAACACGACTACGCCCGGGGCCGACCTGGACTCGATGGCCGGCAGGCTTCACGAGTACGGCCTGAAGGTCAACTCCGGGGAGATCGACGACCCGGAGTTCCTGTTCGTCTGCTGGGGTTGCCCGGAGGACCGCTACGACCTGACCGACCCGGACGATTCGGGCTTCCATGACCGTCTGCGCCAGGCGATCCGCGACGCGAATCCGGCCGCCGACCTGTTCCTGTCCGTAATGGACGTGGCAGCCCGCTTCCATCAGATCGCCCGGCACGAGTTCGTCCGCTACCACCTGGGCATGTGGACCACGGTCGCCGAGCGGTGGCTCCCGGCCGGCGCCTGGGAGGCCTGCGAGCAGACCGGCCCGGTACCGGACGGCACCGAGGTCATCCTGGGCTTTGACGGCTCGTTCAACGGGGACTCCACCGCGCTGACGGTCGTCAGCTGTCCATCGGAGGACGGCGAGCTGCCGCACGTCGATGTGGCAGAGGCGTGGGAGCGTCCCGATTCGCTGGTCGGTGAGTGGAGAGTGCCGATCCTCGAGGTGGAGGACGCGATCCGTGCGGCGTGCCGCCGCTGGGACGTCCGTGAGATCGTCTGCGACCCGTACCGGTGGGCGAGGACCTACCAGGTGCTGGAGGACGAGGGCCTGCCGATTGTGGAGTTCCCGCAGTCCCCGGCCCGGATGATCCCGGCGACCACCCGGTATTACGAGGCGGTCGTCAACCAACAGCTCACCCAGTCCGGGGATCCGCGACTGGCCCGGCATCTGTCCAACTGTGCGATCAAGACCGATAACCGGGGCTCGCGGCTGACGAAGGAACACCGGCACAGCACCCGCCGCATCGACCTGGCCGTTGCTGCCGTGATGGCGCATGAGCGGGCCTGCCAGGAACCCGATCCCGAACCCGAGCCCCAGTTTTACAGCTGGGCCGACCTGTAGGAGGTGCTCATGGAGCGTCCCCGTCTGCGCCGGCCTGGGCCCCGTACTTCGTCCGATGTGGTGGAGGTCGCAGGCCTGGGCTGCCTGGACGGCGCCGCCTGGTGGTGGCACCCGATCGTCGGCCTGGTCGTCACCGGCCTGATCCTGCTGTTCGTAGGGTGGGTGATGGGTAGTGAGCCTGCTCCGCCGCGCGACTGAGCGCCGCGCCATCGCGCAGTTCGGGGACTCCAGCATCCCCACGAACGGCCAACTCATGGCCCCGACCGCCTCCGGCATGCCAGTCAATGACCGGACCGCTATGCAGCTGATCGCGGTGTACGCGTGCGTGCGCATCCTGGCGAACGCGATCAGCGGCCTGCCACTGCGGTCAATGCAGACCCGCGACGGTATCGACGTGCCCGTCACGCCGGCCCCGCTCATCGTCAGCGACCCTTTCGGCGGCACGAACAACGTCAGATTCCCCAGCCGCCGCAAGGGCCTGGAACAGCTGGCCGTGTCCCTGCTGCTGCGCGGCAACGGCTACGCCATGGTCACCGCCCGGGACTACCTAATGCGCCCCACGCGCTTGGTCGTGCTGCACCCGGACAAGGTCAAGGTCACCCTGGAGGACGACGGTGGCCGCTCCTACGAGGTGAACCGCTTGCCGGTCTATGCCGGCGACATCGTCCACCTGACGGGCCTGTGCATGCCCGGCCAGGCCGAGGGCATGTCGCCCGTCACCTACGCCCGGCAGGCCATCGGGCTGGGCCTGGCCGCCGAGAAGTTCGGCTCGCAGTTCTTCGGCAAGGGCGCGCACTTGACCGGCGTCATCACCATGCCTGCCGACCTGGACAAGGCTCGCGCCCGGCAGATGAAGGAGAGCTTCGAGGCCTCGCACTCCGGGCTGGCCAATGCCCTCTCGGTCGGGGTGCTGTCCGGCGGTGCCGAGTGGAAGCCGATCAGCATCAGCCCGGAGGATGCCCAGTTCCTTGGCACCCGGGCCGCGCAGAACCTGGACGTGGCGATGCTGTACGGGATCCCCCCGCACATGATCGGTCAGGTCGACCGCACCACCAGCTGGGGCACCGGCATCGAGCAGCAATGGCAGGGCTTCCTTCAGGTCACGTTGGATCCTTGGCTCGGCGGTTTTGAGGACGTCTGGTCGGCGATGCTTCCGCGCGGCACCTTCGCTCAATTCGACCGCAAGGCTTTGCTGCGCACGGACACCGCGGGCCGGTGGGCGTGGTACCAGATCGCCCGGAACATCGCCGGGATGACGCCGGATGAGATCCGCGGCGAGGAGAACCTGCCGCCGCTGCCCGACGGCGCCGGGAGGGACCCGTTCGCGCCGCTCAACTCCGCGCACACCACGGACCCGGGCTGGACACCGGGCCAACCCGAACCCGAGCCAGAGCCCGCGCCGGCCCCTGAGCCGCCCGCACCTCCGAAGGAGCCGTGATGGACCTGTCGTCCCGGGCCGCACGGCCCCGTACCGTCGAGCGCCGCCAGGTGCCGTTCCGCGGCGTCGAACTGCGCGCCAAGCCCGACGGGACCGGCGGTGACACCCTCACCTTCACCGGCTACGCCTGCGTCACCGAGCAGGGCTACGAGATGGAGGACTGGCTTGGCCCCTACACCGAGGTCGTCCGCTCCGGCGCGTTCAAGAAGACCCTCAACGAGGCGGCCGACGTCCCGTTCCTCGTCAACCACGGCGGTCTGACGCTGGCCCGCACCAAGTCCGGCACGATGCGCCTGGCCGAGGACGGCACCGGCCTGCACACCGAAGCCGACCTCGACCCGGCCAACCCCGACGTGCTGGCCCTGCGCTCGGCGATGGACCGCGGCGACGTCGACGAGATGAGCTTCGGGTTCTGGGTGACCCGCCAGCAGTGGTCCCCGGACTACGACCAGCGCGACATCCTCGAGGTCAACCTCAACAAGGGCGACGTCAGCGTTGTGAACTACGGCGCGAACCCGCACACGGCCGGCGCCCAGCTCAACACCCGCCAGCTGGCGTCCGCGCTGCGTGAGGTCCGCTCGGGCACCACGCTGACGCCGGAGGCCATGGTCACCCTCGGGCACGTCCTGCAACTCATCTCCGCCGCCGACGGCGCTGTCGACGTCGCTCAGCCGCTCCTCGCCGACATCCTCGGCGTCCCCAACCCCGACAACGACCCGCCGGCCCCGGACGACGACAAGCCCGTCGATCCGCCGGAGCCGCAGGCCAACGCGGCGTCGCTGGGCCTGTACGAGGCCCGCGCCCGCCTGCTGGCCCTCTGACCAACCCGCCTGCCGTTCGCGCCGGAGACCGCGCCGGACACCCACGCCGGACCCCGCACAGGGGCACCACCTGGGACGCCACCCGGTCAACCACCCGAAGACGCAGGCACGCCACCACCCAACTTCTCAGGAGAGGACCCACCCATGTCCAGGGCAATGATCCAGGCCCTCATGCAGCGGCGTGCCGAGCGCAAGACCGAGCTCGACCAGCTGATGAAGACCGCCACCGCCGCCGCCGAGAGCCGCGACGACAAGAACCTCACAGCTGACGAGAAGAAGTCCTTCGAGAAGCTTGAGACCCAAATCCGTGAGATCGACGAGCGGGTCAAGGAGCTCGACGAGCAGATCGTCCGCGACGGCCAGGCCGCCGATGTCGCCAAGCGCTACAAGCTGTCCCAGCCGGGCGACGGCGTCCAGTCCGAGCCGCTGACCTATCACCGCGGCTCCGGGCAGTCATACTTCATCGACCTCGCCAACGCCACGCTGTTCAACAACGGCGAGGCCCGCGAGCGGATGCAGCGCCACGGCCAGGAGATGGACGTGGAGATGCCCAAGCGCGACAAGCGCCGGGCAGAGCAGGCCGAGAAGGAGCTCCGCGCCGTCGACCGCGGCAGCGTCTTCGAAAAGCGCGTCAACCCCAACCGCACGGACGGCCAGGGCGGTAACTTCGTGCCGCCGCTGTGGCTCATCGATGAGTACATCGACCTGCCACGTTTCGGCCGGACCTTCGCCAACTCCGTCCGCAACCTGACGCTGCCCACCGGTACGGACTCGGTGAACGTCCCGAAGATCGCCACCGGCACCGCGACCGCCCCGCAGACCGCCGACGCGGCCGCCGTGATGTCCCAGGACCTGACGGACACCTTCGTCACCGCCCCGGTGCGCACCATCGCCGGACAGCAGGACGTCGCGATCCAGCTCCTGGACCAGTCGCCGGCCAGCTTCGACGAGATCGTATTCGCCGACCTGATCGCCGACTACAACCAGAAGCTCGACCTGCAGTGCCTGAACGGTTCCGGGGCGGCCGGGCAGCTCAAGGGCGTCCTCAATGTGAGCGGCATCAACGCCGTGACGTACACCGACGCCACCCCGACGCTGCCGGAGACCTACGCGCCGCTGATGCAGGCACTGTCCCTGTCGGCGAAGAACCGCAAGATGATGCCGACGGCGATCTTCCTGACACCGTCGCGGTGGTTCTGGATGGCGAGCCAGCTCGACTCGCAGAACAGGCCTTTCATCCTCCCGGAGACGCAGAGCCCCTTCAACCCGCTCGCGCTGCAGACCGGCGGCGACGTGGAGGGCCCGGTCGGCCGGGTGCTGAACTTCCCGCTGCTCTCGGACGGCAACATCCCCGCCAACCTCGGAGCGGGCACCAACGAGGACCGCATCATCACCGCCCGGACCTCCGACCTGTACCTGTGGGAAGGGAGCATGCGCACCCGCGCCCTGCAGGAAGTCCTCTCCGGGACGCTGCAGGTCCGGTTCCAGGTCTACAACTACGCGGCGTTCATGCCCGACCGGCGCCCGGAGACCATCTCCGTCATCTCCGGCACCGGCATGATCGCGCCGATCGGCTTCTGACCGACTCCCGGCCCGCCGCATGAGGGCGCGGCTGGCCGGGCCTCATCTGGAAGGAACAGCGATGCACGACCGCATCGACGAACTGGCCGGCCTGAGCGCCGAGCTTCGGCACTGCACCCAGTACGCCACCGGCCGAGCCGATCAGGTCCGGGACCAGATCGACCGGGTCCGGACCGAACTGAGCGAGCATGCCGAGGCCCTGGAAGCACGTGCGAAGGAGCTCCTCACCGTCGGCCAGGACGTCCCGGCCGCCGAAGCAACCGAGGCAGCCCGGGGCATCCGCGCTGTCCTGGACGACGCGCCAACGGGCCATGACGCATCAGCCAAGGTCCAGCCCGCCGGAACCGCCGGCAAGCAGACCGCGGCGGCCGCCAAGCCGCCGCAGAAGACCTGAGGAGGAGATGACCGGTGGCCGCGCTGATCTACTACACCGGGCAGGACGTGGGCCTGACCGCCACCGTCCTGGACGACGACGGCAGCCCGGCCACCGGCACCCTGGCCGTCTCCGTGAGCGTCACCGACCCCACCGGGACCGTCAGCACGCCGGCGGCGGCCGCAGCCGGAGGCGGCACGTACACCGCGGTGGTGTCCTCCGTCGCCGCCGACGGGGTGTGGCTGTACCGGTGGACCGCCACCGGCGCAGGCGTGAACTGGGCCAGCGAAGGCCAGTTCCAAGTGCGGCCGCTGGGCATCGAGCAAATCGTCGACCTGGCCTCGGTCAAGGCCCACCTCAACATGCCTCTCAGCGCCGGCGGCCAGGACGACGAGCTGCAGGGCTTCATCCTGGCCGCCGGCGAACTGGCGCGGGACGTGGTGGGGCCACTGCTGCCCGAGCAGCATACCGAGTGGCACAACGGCGGCTCGCCGACTGTCACCGTCGACTGGCTGCCGCTGGCCTCGGTGCTGTCGGTCACCGAGTACGTCTCGGCGTCCACCTTCGCGCTGGCCGAGCAGCCGCTGGGCACCTCGAAGGGCGCGTATGAGTACACCGTCGACCTCGACCGCGGGCAGATCGTCCGCCGTGCGACCGGTGGCGCCGTGCCGTTCCCGCACGGCATCAAGAACGTCAAGGTCGTCTATACCGCAGGCCGTTCCGGAGCCGTACCGTACACGGTTCGGCTGGGGGCGCTCGAGCTGATCCGGCACCTGTGGCAGCTCACCCAGCAGGGCGGGAGGCCCCGCTTCGGATCTGCTGCCCTGGACGGCGAATCCATGGGCGTCCCCACCGGGTTCGCTCTGCCGCAGCGTGTCCTGGAGCTGTGGCAGCCCGCCAAACGCCCGCCGGGCATCGCATGAGCACCCCGATCGGGGATATCCCCGCCTCGAGCATCCCCGCCGCCCGGAACTGGATCCTGGCCGGCCTGCAGGCCCAGCTCGCCGCCGATCCGGCGGTGCTGGTGTGCCTGGACGAGCCGGGCACGAACCAGCCGGACGACATCGTCAACGTCGGCGAAGTGCAGCAGACCTACAGCCCGCAGTCGACCGTCGGCTCCGGCGGCCCGGGGTGGCTCCGTGAGGAGTACACCGTCACCGTCACCGTCGACGTCTTCCGCGGCGGCGACGACGCCGCGGGGACGTTCGCGCGGGCCCGGCAGTTGGCGGACCTGGTGGTCGCGGTCGTGCGCTCGGATCCGTCGCTTGGCGGGGCGGTGGACCGGGGGATGCCGGGGACCGCGCAGCACACCACCGGGTGGTCGGAGGACCACATGGGCCGCACGGCCGTCATCGAGATCGGTATCGAGTGCCTGAAAACCCTGTGAGGACCCTATGCAGATGACCTACACCGGCGAGGCCGGCCGGTACTACCCGACGCTCGGCCTGGCCCCGGAGCCCGGCTCCGCCTACGAGGTGGCAGCGGACCCTGCGGACGGCCGCTGGACGGCTATCCCGGTCACGTCGCCGACCGCGAAGAAGACCACCACCACCACCACGGCGCCGGCCGATCCTGCCCCGGTGACCGAGCCCGCACCAACGAAGGGGGCCTGACATGCCAAAACCCAGCCATCTCTCAAACCTTGGCGTGGCCAAGGAGACCACGCCGGGCACGCCCGCCGCCTCGACGATGTGGGTGCCGTGGAAAACGCTCACGCCGAAGGACGACGTGGGCCTGATCGAGGACGCCGACCAGCGCGGCGCCCCCGTGGACGTCTTCGGGCTGTACGCGGGGCAGAAAGGCTCCGAGCTGGACCTGGGCGGCAGCGTTTTCGCCGACAGCATCGGATTCCTGCTCGCCTCCGTTCTGCCGGACATCGCCACGACCGGCGCGTCCGCCCCGTTCAGCACCACGTTCTCGACGCTGTGCACCGGCGATACGCAACCGCCGTCCCAGACCTGGACGATCTACGACCCGCTGGGGACGTGGCAGTACCCGGGCATCCAGATGTCCGAGGTCGGCCTGAAGTGGTCCGCGGACGGCCTGCTGGAGTGGTCGGCGAAGGGCACCGGCTGGGCGTACAAGACCTCGACCACGCCGACGCCGTCGTTCGGCGCGGTGCCGCCGGTAGCGAACTGGGCGACCACCACCAAACTCGGCGGGACCGCGACGTTCGTGCAGGACGGCGAGCTGACCATCAAGCGCACGGTGACCGCGATCCGCGGCGCTGCCGGCGTCCAGGACCCGTACCGGATCTGGTCGGGAGACGTGGCCGTCGACGGCAAGGTCACCCTGGTGATGGAGACCTCTGCCCAGCGCACGGCGTTCCAGGCCGCGACCGCGACGGCGTTCGACGTGTCGTACTCGCAGGGCACCGGGCTGACGCAGAACGGTTTGGCGCTGCACTGCAGCCAGGTCGTCTACACCGACGGCACCCCGTCCTACGGCAAGGACTACATAGAACTGCCGATCAGCTTCCGGGCGGTGGCCAACACCACCGACATCGGGGCGTCCGGCGGCTACTCGCCCATCAAAGCCACCCTCACCAACGCGATCACCTCCGGGACGTACAAGTGACCATCACACGCCAGACACTGCCGAACGACGGCTGGGCGGACCTGCGGGACCCGGCGGAGGTGCCCGAGCGGCTGCGTCGCCCCGTGCGGCACATCCAGATGCGCCTGGCCAAGGACCCAGCGTTCACGTCGGTGGTCGCCAAGGCCAAGACGGACGGTGTCGCCGCCGTGGCGGACATCGGCGAGGACGATGCCGTGCAGATGGCCACCGCGATGGGCGAGGACGCCATGACGCTCATGGACGACCTCAACGACCGCATCGTCCTGTCGCGGGTCGCGGGCTGGTCCTACGGTCCGGACGTGACGCTGGCGGCGCTGCAGGACCTGCCCGGCGCGGTGTACGACCGGTTGCGGGAAGTTTGCGCGGACGGCGCCCTGGAGCAGGGCCCGGACTTCTCACCGTCCCCTGACCCGCAGTCCCCTACCGTGCCCTCTACCGCCTGAGGACGGCGCTGGAGGGCCGCTTCGACTACCCGCC